CCCAATCTTTCGCAAAAGGGGTTTTCAAAGGGGGGTGTCTTTAATGAGTGCAAGAATACCAGCCGAAGTCCATTTAATTCACGGCACTAAAGGCGAAAAAATGGGAACGCTCCTTCCCGAATCGGTAAAACGAAGAATTCCCGAATCCGAGTGGATGGACAACCCTGAAGCTTGGAGTAAAAAAAGATTTTACGATGAAACCTCTGAATATCTTTATGATGTCTATGGCATAGGCTCGGATCAAGAACGCCATGTCTTAACTATGCTGACAGATCAGATTGACACCTATGTTGATTGCAATCGTCATATTGCCGTTGAAGGATTAGTAACAACCTTTAATGATGGAAAGACTATTGGTCCATCGCCTTATGTATCTATTCGCAAAGAAGCTCTTAAACAAATTATTCTTTTAATGAATGAGCTTGGACTTACTCCAAAATCTAGGCTTGCTAAAACTAGCTCAATCCCAAGTTCAACTTTAGGAAAACTAATGTTAGGACCACAAGTTAAGAGATGAGTTATTTAACAGGTGTTCAATATGCTCAAGATGTAGTTAAGGGCAATATTGAAGTTTGCAATAATATAAAATTAGCATGTCAGCGTTTTCTAAACTTTATGGAAGACAAGCATTGGGAATATGAATTCTTTCCTGAATATGTAGAACATGTATTAGATTTTGTATCTGTTCTCAAACACACTAAAGGTCCTGATGCTGGGAAACCAATAATTCTTGAGCCTTTCCAAGTTTTACTTCTTTGCGGTATCTATGGATTCCGTCATAAGAAAGACCATGAAAAAAGAATGACAACCGATGTCATTGTTTTTATTCCTCGCAAAGCTGGCAAATCAACTCTTACCGCAGTTATAGGTTTATATGAATTAGCATTTAATGAAGCTGGCGCTGAAGTATTTACGCTTGCGACTAATAGAGAACAAGCCACTATTGTTTTTGATGCGGCACGATCAATGGTTGAATCTATGCCTGATGAAATTAAAGAATGGTATCGAGTAAGCAAATATGAGATTGGCAAAGCTAATGACAGTCAAACAATGTTTAGAGCTTTATCTAGGGACAATAAAAAATCAGGCGATGGTAAGAATGCTTCTTGCGCCATAATTGATGAAGCTGCTCAAATTGCTGATCGCAACAGTATAGAAGTTATATTTTCAGGCATGGTTGCCCGAAAGAATCCATTAAGAATTTATATTACTACCGCATCATTCACTAAAGACACAAAGTTCTTTGAAGATTTAACTGCTTTTGAAACAATACTTAATGGCGATGCGGCTGACAATCCTCATTGGTTTGGTTTGTTATACGGACTTGATCCGCAAGATAATTGGAAAGATGAATCAACTTGGGCTAAAGCCAACCCTATGCACGGCATATCTGTTTATCAAGAAGCTATTAAAGAGCGATGCGAACAAGCTAAATCAAAACCCGCAGCCCTTAATGAGTTTCTTTGCAAAACTCTTAATGTATATGTATCTGCTAACACTGCCTGGATTGATCGCGACTATTGGGATAAATCTATAGGTGAAGATAAAGGCGACGCTGAAGAAGTATTTATTGGATTTGACTTGGCGGCAACTCGCGACTTAAATGCAGTTTGCACTTTAAAACGATATGCTTCCGAAGATTATTATGCTGAATTCAAATTCTTTTTGCCTGAAGAAGCGTTATCCTTGATTCCAACTCATTATCGTGGTATATTTGACCAAGCCGTTCAATCTGAAATATTGCATATCACAGAAGGCAATGTTATGGATGATCGCGAGATTTCCGAATATATAAAACAACAAGCTAGTTTATATAATGTCAAAGAAGTAGGCTATGACGCTTACAATGCCGCATCTTTAGTTGCTCGACTACACGACAATAGCATTCCAGTTAAAAAAGTTGGACAGGGTATGGCAGTTTTAAACAACCCATCCAAGCATGTTGAGAAGCTTATCATGCAAAACGCTATTAAACACAATGGCAATCCATTTGTAGGTTGGCAATTAGGTAATTGTGAAGTTTATACCGATGTCAATGGCAACATTAAAATTCGTAAGAATGAAGCAGATAAAAGTGCAAAGGTAGATGGTATAATAGCGCTTATTATTGCAATGCACTGCTCACTAGATCATCCATTAACTTCTACCTCATTTGGCTTTAGAAGTATATAAAGGAAAAACATGGCTATATTAGATATATTCAAAAGAAAACCAAATCAAAACGCGCAGGAAAGCAATACTCTTTTTGGTCAAACAGCTCTTGGTAATAACATTTTACGCAATGTTAAAGCCCAAGGAATTCAATCTTCAAACCAATTATTATATGTAACGACATCATCCGTTAATACCGCAGGTCGAGTATTAGATATGTCCACACTATCTCGTAACTCTACTGTTATGGCTTGTGTGAATGCTAAAGCTCGTGCATTAGCTCAATTGCCCATTAAAATTATGGCATATACTGATGATGGAAAAATGGTTGATGCTATTACTGATCCAAATGTTTCAACTCGCGACAAAGCTAAAGCTAAAGCCGTATATAACTTATTAAACAATCCTAATAACTATCAATCTTCATACGAATTTTGGTATCAATGGTCAATGTGGTATGACTTGTCGGGTGAAACCTTTACCGCTTTATGGCGCAAAGAGCAAACAAACTCTACGCTAACTCCTATGGAAATGTATCTTTTAGATTCAACCTTAATAACCGCTCAAATCACGCCTACTCGTTATCCTACTTATAGATTATCGACTAGCACTTATGGTTTTAACAAGGATGAGCCATTAGATTATTTCCAAGTTATTCATGCAAGCGAAATGGCTTGGCAAGGTAGCGCTGGCTTTAACAAAGGTATCTTATGTAATGAATTAGTATCGCTAGACCAAGATATTGATTTATATGCAAATTTTATTATGCTAAATGGCGCTAAACCTTCAGGCATGTTTGTTACAGATCAAGTTATTCCTGATGCTAAATTTAAAGAGATAGCCGCAAGACTTAAAGAAGCTTGGACATCTTTAACAGGATCAAGATCAACTGATTTATCTAAACCAGGTCAAGGTATGTTGTTAGATAACGGCATGAAATATATGCCACTTAATATGCTTACACTGCAAGATGCAGATGCAAGGGCGTTAAAAGAACAAACTATGAAGCGTATATGTGGATTATTTGGAGTTCCGCCAGCAATGTTAGGAATTTCAGATCAAAAGTATAACAACACTCAAACAATGCTAGATGAATTTTATAAATCAACAATGTTGCCTTTAATTACAAACATTCAACAAAAATTTAAAACTTCATTGCTTGCTGGATATCCAAATCTTTGCATTCAATTTCAAACTGAAGATTTTCTTAAAGGCGCACCACTAGATCAAATGAATTACGCAGTGGCGGGTGTGAATAGTGGTATAATGACACCTAATGAAGCGCGAGAATATCTAGGCAAACAAAACTTGCAAGGCGCTGACGAATTAAAAGATACATCAAAACAAGCTAAACCTATAAGTGGCACTACACCGCAAGATACAGGTGGCGGTGGCAATACTTCTAGCGTTGGCAAAACAGGTCAGGCGGGTAAAGCCTAATGACATTAAAAGAGTTGCTCAATAAATTAACCCAACAGGCTAAAAAGAGAAAACCTCAACCTGTTGAAACCAACGGAATGAAAAAAAAGGGAGTTCCAATCCATGACTAAAGATATTAAATTTTTATTTGAATCAAAAGTAGCTCTAGGTATATCTGCCGATGAAGCATTAAGTAGCGTAGGAATGATTGAAGCTACTGTAACAACTTGGGGTGCTAGAGAAGGCGCTGATGGTCGTAAATTCAATTATATGCCTGAAGGATTTGCACAATGGGCTGATGAATTTTCAAAATCAGGCAAACCGCTTCCAATGTATTTTCAACACAATGATATGTCAATGCCTGTAGGCGAATGGCAAGAATTTACATTTACTGATGAAGGAATGGATGCCAAAGGCAGACTATTTACTAATACAACTGCGGGTAAAGACCTTTATACCATTATGAAAGAATCACCAGCCATGGTTGGCGGTGTATCTGTTGGTGCTTATGCTGACGAATATTGCATGACTGATGCTGAAGGTATGGAAGTAGGCGCTGATGAAGATGGATATTTCCAAATTAAAAAAGGCGGTTTAAGAGAAGTGTCAATTGTTATGCAACCTAATAACCTAGAATGTAATATCTCGAAATTAGAATCTTGTTTCCGCGAAGATGGGACACTAGATTTAAAACTAATCGAGAAGGCATTGCGTGATGCAAAACTTTCAAGAAAAGATGCGACCACCGCGTCTTCAATTTTCAAAAAGGTTATAGAAACTCGTGATGAGCCTACAATCATTAATGAAAAAGCACCTATTCAGAGTGATGCTGATGCGGTGGTAAATGAAAATGAGGAAATTCTTAAAGCATTAGCTGAAAGAGAACTACTCAAACAACTTAACTCTCGTTTAAAAGGATAAATCATGTCAGAAAAAATTATTGAAAAATTAGACGCTATTGAAGCAGCTAATTTAGCAAAAGTAGAAGAAATCACTTCTTCTGTTGATGCTAAACTTGCTGAAACAGTAGCTTCTTTCGATGAAAAAGTTGCAGCTTTAGAAGCTAAAGTAGCTTCAGTTAGAGAAGCAGCTCCAGTAATCAAAACATACAAAACTATCTCTCAAGAAATTAATCGTTCTGTAAAAGAACAATTAAAAGGTTTCCTTGGTAGCCGCGTAGAAAAAGAACTTAAAATGTTTGCAGACGAATCTCATTATGATGCTTACATGAAGGAAGCTTCAGCATTAACAGGTTCAGGCGCTGGCATCGGCGGTGTAACTGCTTACGATCCAGTATTTGTTCCATTAAGACTTGCTAATCCACTTCGTGGCGCATCTCGTTCTGTTTCAACTGATGGCGCAACATATCAATTCCGCGCTAAAGTAGGCAATGCTGGTGTGGGTTGGGGCTATACTGTTACTAATAACACTTCTGCAACTACTGTTGATACAAATATTTGGCAATTAACATTGCAAGATTTGAATGTTCAATTTCCAATCAGAACTGCTGCTCTTGACGATATTGATGGTTTAGAAAGCAATGTTGTTTCAGACATGCTTTTAGAATTTAGTCAAAATGAAGCTCTTTCTATGGTTCAAAATAATGACCAAGCTGCTCAATCAGCATCTAATCCTTATGGTGGCACGAATGGCTTACGCGGTTTAGATCAATACGCTGGCGCTAATGCAACATACGCTGGTGGCACAATCTCTACTGCTGCTTTTGGCACTACAGGCACAGGTTCATCAAGTGGCTTACATACTTTAGCTACTTATGACCAATTAACAACTAACGCTAATACTGTTGGCGCTGCTAATATTAAATATAAAGATGTAGTGAACTTTATCTATTCTTTACCACAACAATATTGGACAGAATCAGCAAAATTTGTTATCAACCCAGTTTTACTTCAACAAATTCGTGGTTTAGTGGATGACCAAGGTCGCCCTATCTATGTTGATGGTTTAGCTAGAACTGATGGCATTGTTGGAACATTATTAGGTTTTGATGTTGTTGTTAATAAATATCTTGACACACCTTCACAACTTACAAGTGGTTCTGCTGGCACAAACAGTCTATATCCAATGTATTTTGGTGATTGGCAAAGAGGTCATGCTATCGTTGATCGTTTAAATATGGTTCTTCGTCGCTATGATCAAACTTTACCAGGCTCTATTACATTTTATGGTGAAAAGCGTTTAGCAACTTCTGTTGTTGATCCTTTCGCTATTATTCGTTATAGATCAACAGGCACTTCTACTTAATTGTAGTTTAATTGTTGTATAGGAAAGGGCAGAGCAATCTGCCCCTTCTTTAACTTATTTAGGAAAGAAAAATGAATACAACTGAAAGAATTTATAACGGAATCAAACAAGCTTTAACCGAAGGCGAAGCCAAAGTTAAGTTATTTGAGGAAGCAAAAGAAGTAGAAGAAGCTTCTGCTTTAACAGGCAGTGGTTTAAATATTGGTGGTAGAACATTTTTTGATGATTCTTTTGCAGCATTAAGATATGCAAATCCTTTCAGAATGGGAAGCCGTCAAATCATTTCTACTAACACTTCTGCTACTCAATTTGTAGCCAAAACTGGTAATGCAGCTAATTCAACAAACCCATGGTTATATGTTGTGACTGCAAATAGCGGTAGCCCAAATATTGATACTTCATATTGGCAATTGCCAACAAGAGTAATTGCTGCTCAACTACCTATTCGTAGCGCAGTATTAGATGACATTAATTATTTAGAACAAACTGTTGTTCAAGACCTTATGCTTGAATTTAGTCAATTAGAAGCTACATCTATGGCAGTTAATAATGACCAAGCTGGCTCATCAACAACTTCAACTGGTGGCACAAATGGTTTAAGAGGTTTGGCTTTTTACAATACAAGCACTTCAGCCGCAGCTTATGGCTCAAGTGGCAATGCAATTACTGATGGCATTCATACAGTATTAAAGAAAACATTTACTTATACTGCTGTAACTTATGACAATATTGTTGATACAGTAAATCTTTTACCTGCTCAATATTGGTGTTTACCTACTACAGCTTGGCATATGCACCCTGATCTTATTGTGCAATTAAGAAAATTAAAAGCTTCAACAGGTGGATCACCTATGTTTATAGAAGCTGGTGATAATGATGGTGGTGCTGTAGCTTATGTATTTGGATTCCCTGTAATACCAAATCCATATTTACAAACACCTGCTGTTGGATCACTTTCAGCAGTTTTAGCAAATTGGGATCGATTCTTAACTATTGCTGATGCTGAAGAAATGAGTATTAAACGCTTTGATCAAACACAGCCAGGCACAGTAACGCTTTATGCTGAAAAAAGATTAGTAAGTTCAGTTAGAGATCCATTTGCTGGGGTTTATTTAATAGGGGCTTAATATGGCGGATACGCTTGGGCAAGTAGCTTATGGAAGCACTAGGAATCCGTTTAATTACGATAAGTTTGAACAAATTGCTCGTGATTTAACTACAGGTTGGCTAACACTAGATGAAATAACACAACAATTAAATTTGTTTGGTGATGAATCTCAAGACGCTTATTTAAGTGGTTTAGAGTTAGCGGTTCGTATGCACATTGAAGATTATCTTGGACTATCAATATTCCCAACATCTTACAGGGTTTATTATGGCACAAGTTCTATATATGCTTCGCCTATGTGTTTAGATTTGCCTGAAACTTCTTATGTTGATAGCTTTAATTCAGGTGGAATAGTTATTAATTCAGTTGGTTTTTGGAATGGCAATGCACCTAGCACCTTTACTACACTTGCTTCATCTAATTATTATTATGATGGCACAGGCAATAAAGTAATTTTGCCAAGCGGTATGCCTAGCAATGTAAACCAAAATGCAACTTCACCAATTATTGTTCAATACACACAAAATGCTAACTTTTTACAAGCTTATCCTGTTATTAAACAAGCTGCCTTATTGTTATTAACTCATTTTTATAACAATAGATCAGAAACAACTTTAAGTAAGTTACAAACTATTCCTTGTGGAGTTGATTCTTTATTAAGACCTTATAAACCATTGGTGATGTAAATGGCTATTAAACGCTACGAGAATGTGGATGTTAATACACTAACATTTGGCACTGATGCCTATGGTGAATATACGACTACAATAACAAAGAAATTTACAGGAAGACCATTGGTTAGCTCTGTAAAAAATTCTTTAGCTATTACTGAAAAATATCGTGTATATCAAGACTTAATTGAATTTCAGTTTAATTACACGCCTTGGATTCAAGATATAATTGTCAATCAAAATCTTTATTCGTTTAAATGGCGAACTCAAGATTGGCGTATTGAATCTGCTATTGAAGCTAATGACAAAATGAGCGCTACTTTTATTTGTTATAGATCAGATCCAGTAACAAAGGTATAAAATGGCTACTCAACAAAATGTTAATCAATATGCAAAAGCCATACAGGCTCAATTGAGTGGTATAATAACACCTGTTCCTGTGTATGCTAATTTCAACAGAAATTTTGCTACGCAACCTGACTTTGTGACTTGGCAATTAAGAAATGTGCATCAGCCTGTTTATACAGGTTCAACGCAAAGTGTAAAGGGTATAGATACACCTATTTTTCAAATGAGTGTTTTCTCTACCACAATGGAAAATAGTTTTCAAACTGCAAATACTTTATTGCAGTCGCTACATGGTTATAGTGGATTATTTGGCGGTGCTACTTATGGCTTTCAAATATCTAAAGCGGATGTAGTGTGGTTATATAATGGATACGACAATGAGATCAATCTATTTAATATATTTATGGATTGCACCTTATACATACCAACATAAGAATTTTTAATTTTTTAATGTGAGGAAATAAATTATGGCACTTCCAAATAAAGTCTTACCAGGGTTTAGCGCATCGTTATATGCACAATCAGGCGCAACACCAACCGCTTTAACTACAGCTAATCTTTCTACTTACGCTTCAGTATCAGGCATTGCTATTGCAGGTAACTTGTTACCAGTAGAAGCAATCCCAGCATTTGGTCAAGATGATGCAGTAGCTTCATTTAATGTGGCTGGTTCTCGTCAATCTGACAAGATTCCAACACAAGCAGCTCCAACATCAATGACTATTACTGCTGCATGGAATCCTTCTGATGCAAACCTTTTACAAATGAGAACTGATGCTTACAATGGCACTATTGACAGAACATTTGTTATTGGCGCAACTGATGGCACAAATACAGTTTATTACGCATTTAATGGTCGTGTAGGCGAATTTAAAGTTGATCCTAACCCAACTGCTGAATCTAAATGTATGTTTACTGTGCATCCACGCGGCAATCAATATGGTTGGTCAAACAACGCTTAATAGGGATTTAATATGAAATTATCTGAAGCTATTGAATTATTAACAACGACTTATCAAAGCCTTGATTCTGTGGCTTCAGGTTTGCCTGTTGATGCTAAAGAAGTTAATGATGCTTTAAATAAAGCCGATGAAGATAGCGCTGAATATGTTGCGCTTCAAGCTTTAGCAAAATTTAATCCTTATGAAAATACAACAAAAGAAAAGGTAAAAAAAGATGACGACCACGATCAAGAATAGTGATGATTTATTAAGTTATTTGGTATCCCAAGCTAATTCAGGTCAAAAGAATTGGTTTGGGTTTGCCCAACAACGATTAACAGGTATTAATTTAGCGCATGAGATAGCAAAGAATCATGCGGATAAAATGTCGCCTGAAGAATGTGTTGATTATGCTATTAAACTTAATAATGCGGTGTATCATAAAATAATTAAGGCAGACTAATGCAAACAAATTTTCAAGTTAAAGGACTTTCTGAAACACTTGAAGTTTTTGAAGATTTGAGAAATCAGATTGGTGATGCAAAGAAGTCAAGCAGTATATTAGTTAAAACTGTTAAACAAGCTATGTTGCCTGTATTAGCAATGGCTAAAGGTTTAGCCCCTAAAGATACGGGATTGCTAAATCAATCTTTAACTATTACAAGTCGCAGACCTACAGGCAAAGATATGAAATCAAGATATGTTTTGCCTACCGATTCTGCAATCGCTTTAGTTACCACTAGACCAATTCCTAAAAAATTAAAAACTGCTTTTCATGCCGCTAATTCAAATTTAAAAGGTGCGGAATACAAGAAAGCTAGAAAGAATTTTTATCAAGAAGCTGGTCATTTTTACGATGCAAGAGCTATAGCAAATGAATTTGGAACGGCTAAAATGTCACCTCAACCATATTTAAGAGTTTCATTAGAAAGCCAGCAACAAGCAGTAGCAAGTTCACTAGGTTCAATATTAAATCAAAATATTGAAAAATTTAAAGCAAAGAATGTATAACAAAAAGGAAAATAAGATATGAGTAAATTAGGCAATTTATTGGGCAAAGAATATGAAGATCATAAGCAATCTATTCTTACAAGAACATTTAAATTTGGTGAAGGAACTTTTAAAGTTATAGTTCCTAGCGTTGCAAAAATTGAATCAATTTATAATTATAGAAATTCGCCTAATCTTGAAAAGATTGAATCTATTTATAAAGAATTAAAAGCTAATTTAGCTATTAAACCCGAAGATAAAGTTGAAGAAAAAGAAAATGATATTGTAGTAAATGGAAGATCAATTAGAGAATCTGCTACAAATACTCATCTAACTCAATATCAAATTTTAGAGTATTTTAAATTTTTAGTTCCCGCTGAAGGACAAGATGTAAATACTTTAACTTATGAAGACATTAATTCAGAAATTCCATTGCAAATTCAAATTGAATTTATGAGTAAAATTAATGAAGTTTTAAGTCCTGATTATAAGGAAACTAGCTCAAAGTAAAAAGCTCGTTAAGAACTCAAGTTAGGGCGGCTATGGTTTTTAACGGGCATACACAAGATAATATAGACGCACTAGATGAGCAGGTATTTAACGAAATTGTTGTTATGTATGCTGATGGGTTGATTGGAAATAAAAGCCTTATAACAACCCTAGGAACGCTTACTGCGGGGGTATTTAATTATATGCGCTCAAGTAGTAGTTTGCCTTATGATCTAAAAGGTGTCATTGGTAGTGCTTATGGTTATATTTATGATGATAAAGAAGCTAGTTCTAGTGATTCATTATTAACATTTATGAGCCAAGCACCAGGATTTACAATAGATAAATTTAAAGGCAAATAATGGCTATTATTTCAAGATTAGCGGTTTTACTTGGACTTGATGCAGGTGAGTTTAATGCAGGTTTAGGTAAAGCTAAAGATAAAGTAGAAGGCTTTAGCGCATCCACTAAAATTGGACTTACTGCTGTTGGCGCTTCTTTTCTTGCGCTTGGTCGATCAGCTATTCAATATGCTGATGAAATATCTCAAGTAGCTCAAGCAAATGATACTGCAATTCATAATGTATTAGCTCTTAATGAAGCTTTGCTTGTTGCAGGTGGCGGAGCTGATGCTGCTGGAAAACTATTTACTGCATTTAATAATAAAGTTGATGAAGCCGCTTCGGGTTCTGATAAAACTCGTGCAGTATTTCAAAAGCTTGGAATATCTCTTGCCGACATTGGCAATTTACCTACAGATAAACTTCTTGAAAAAACTCTTAAACAATTAAGTCAAATTCCTGATTCAGCAACTCGATCAGCTAAATCTGTAGAGCTTTTAGGCAGATCATTAAGAGGACTTGATGTCCGCGAAATATATGCCGAATATATGGCTGCCCAAGGTAAGTTTACAGAAGACATGGACAAGTCTTTTTATCAAGTCAAGCAAATGGTTGATATTATAACTGTTGCTTTTTCAGATTTAAAAACTGCAATTATTGTTAATTTTGGTCCTGCAATTGAAGGATTAATTCTTTTGTTTACTAAATTAACTTATGCGTTAGCTGGAACATTTGCAGGTCTTAAAGATATATTTTCTCTTAATATTGAAAATATTAAAAAATGGGATTTTGGTGCAGCAAAAGAAAAAGAGCTTGAAGAAAAAATTAGAAAAATGCACGAAGCAAAACCGCCATCAAGCATTGGTGGTGGAAGACCTGTAGCAATGGGTGAGCTTGCTACCAAGCAAGATGAATTTTACAAAAAAGAATTAATGATTTCTGAAGCTAAAAGACAAAGAAATCAAAAAGAAGCTGAATATGCTTTTCTTCAAGAAAATGAAAAAAAACTTCAATTAGAATTATTTGATATTGAACAAAAACGCAAGTTATTAATTCTTGAAAAGAAAATGAATCAAGAACAAGCTAATGAGTGGGCGCAATCAGAAAAGAAAAGAGCGCAAGAGGATTATCAAATTGCACAATCACAAAGAACTTTTGAATTTGGTTGGAAAAAAGCTTTTTCTTCTTACGCTGAAAATGCTACAAATTATGCAAAATTAGGTGAGCAAGCATTTGTATCTGTTACAAACAATATGGAAGCTGCTTTAGATAGATTTGTTCAAACAGGAAAATTAAACTTTAAAGAATTAGCCGCAAGCATTATTCAAGACCTTATTAAAATTCAATTAAAAGCTCAAGCCACTTCTTTATTTGGTGGTATTGGTGATCTTATTGGCGGTCTATTTAATTTTGGCGGAAGTAGCGGAGCTGGCGCTTATACTCATAGCGTATTTTCAGCAGGCGGAAATGAATTAGGTGCTGGACAACCTTCAATGGTAGGTGAGAATGGTCCTGAAATGTTTATTCCAAGATCAGCAGGAACTATTGTGCCTAATAACAGAATGAATTCTTTATTGGGCGGTCAGCCTTCTGTTGTGTATAATGGTCCATATATAGCTAATATGAGTGCTATTGATACGCAGTCAGGTTTGCAATTCTTGGCTAAAAATAAACAAGGTGTATGGGCGGCTAATCAATCAGCTCAACGCGGACTTCCACAAAGCAGATAATATATGACTACTTTAACCACTGTCCTTTCTATATCTGAATCCATAGGCATTGATGACCATAGATTTATTGGTCAAATGATGAGCCGAAATCAACGCATTGCTACTTCTGAAATTATTGGAGTGCAACCATTTGGCTTTGAAATGAAGCCTATGAATTATCTTTTGTATTCTCAAAACAGAGCATTGCTTTCAACATTAAGAGCGGCTGATCGTGAATACGAACAATATCTTAATTTTGGAGCAACAGGCTGGTCAAATTATATTGCATATCAAGGCGATATGTCATCAGCTCAAATTGGCACTTGTCAATATCAAACATCAAGCGCAAATAAAACTATTGTATTAGGAAACTTACCTGCAATAGCAGGATCATTTACTAGCTCATCTTATATTGTAAAGATAGGCGATTTTTTACAGATTAATCGCTATTCTTATATAGCAACTGCCAATGTTCAAAGAGGTGGCGGTTCTACAGTTAATATTCCTGTTCACAGAACTATTATGACTACACTTGCAAGTCCTATGAATGCAGTGATAGGTCAATATGGCACTACACAATCTATAGGCGGATCAACATACACAGGCGTTACATTCCCTGTTATTTTAAATTCTTATCCTACTTACACACTTATCCCAATGACCAACGATTCATTTATTCAATGGTCAGGAACATTTAAAGCAATAGAAGCGGTGTTGTAATGAATGTAATAGCACCAATACAAAACACTAACAATATTAGAATGGCGGACTTTATCCGAGTAACAACTACGGATTCTGCTGGTGCTACTCAAATATATCGCCTTGCTTCAACCCCTTCTGTATTAACAATTCCTGCGGTAGATAGCCAACCTTTTGATGCGCTTGGTGCATTAGTTAAAGTGGGTGACGCAACAAGGGATATTAAATCAACGGCTAATGAAACATCTATTACTTTAGTGGGTATTGATTCTGCCGAATTAGGTTGGGTTTTAAGTAATAAAATTAAAGGATCGTTAATTGAAATGTGGCATGGTTTTTTTGATTCTAATAATCAATTAATAACTACAGGCGGCACAGGCGGTCTTTATAAGTTTTTTACAGGTTATGTCAATTCATTTAATATTACAGAGCAATGGTTTGAGGAAGCTAGATCATATTATGGTGTGATTAATGTAACAGCATCAAGCATTCAAATTATTTTGCAAAATGGAACTTCAGGTCGTTATACCAATAATAACTCATGGAACTTTTTTACTCCTGGCGATACATCAATGAATCGTGTATCAGTCATTCAACAAATTAACTATTTCTTTGGTAAAGACAAAGATACAAGCGTATATAGAAGTTGATAAGACAAGCTAACAAATACGACATAGATAAGATATTAGAACTTTTAAAGGACTTTGCT